CAAACGCAACCAGGATTGAATCGGTTGCTGATATAACTGCATTGGTGGCTGTTGAAAGACCGGTTAATAGTGCGGCCCGTACATCTGTTGCAAGATCTCTCCAGGTCTTTGTTCCGGACCAGAATTTCGTAACAACATCAGCAGTTATTGCCGGTTCTTTTGTAGAGTCAGCGACTGTAATGTTAGCCGATCCGTCGAAGGGCACCCCGTTGATATTTCTAGGAGTTGTCAGTTTGTCAGCGGTTTTCGCTTTGTCAACATATCCCCCAGCTGCATCAATTGTTGCGAAAATAGACTTCAACATGTCACCCATGCCCGTTGTCTCATCATCAGTGACAACACGTCTCCAGACGGCGTTGTTTGTAGTATTATCAACCAATATGTAGATCTTCTTAGTTGAAGTATTGATCCATGTTCTACCAACATCATAACCGCTATCGGTAATCGCCGGGTTACTAGTGCTTAATACTGCAGGCAAAGTGCTTGCATATTGCAGAGAGTTCCAGGCGGTTGTCCCATCCCCGAACTTAAATTTCCTGGTATCTTTTTCGATACCGACTTCTCCTGACAGCATTACCGGATTGTTTGTAGTCCAGTTTGCTGCAGTATTGTTTCTGAGAATCAGCCTCGCGCTGACTGTTTTGTTTGCCATTTTATTCTCCTCCGTTAATTATGTCAAATGATTCGTCGTTAAGTGTGTAGTATTTCAAGTTTTCAGCATCCCAGCGATAGGATTTATTGGCAGCCAGATTTATATAGATTACCTTCGATTTGCCCAGATTCGGAAAATGAAAATATGTCTCAAACTCCTGCACTTCATCAGGTTTCTGCAAGATATCAGAGATGGATTCCTCGATTGTGCCGACTCTTAGAGATAGACCATCTACAAGCTGAAGCAATTCTTCATCAGTAGCAGCGACTCCGGTATCATATGGTAGTCTGGTAATATCATCATATGACCACCAGTTTCCATTTGATCCAATGTACGGATGTCTTCCATTGACACCTATACGATTTGGAAACTCAGCTTCTTCCTCTGCTGAGACCTGATTCACATTTGTATCTTCTGAGACTGTTACCTTAGGCACTATTGTCTCTTCACTGATGATCAACCCTGGCATATTATATTATCGTGATTGCTGTTGTTAGTTCTTTCGTGCTTACATCCGTTTTCCCATCCGGGAAGCGAGGATTCGGGAATGAAACGAATACTTTGCGCTTTAGAGGGCCTGTTCGTCCCCAGTTGAAGTTATCTACATAGATATTGACTACTCCTTCAATGATTTCACAATTAGGGCTCAATAATCCACCCTTACACTCTGCCTTGAAAATGTTTGTAGGTACAGTGTAATAATGTGCTTCCCAATCAATTTCAGTGTAAGGAATTACCACTCCATCCTGATCTTTGATTGTGAGCTTAATTGTGAAATCATCTCTGTTATTGACCTCTATTGCCATCTTACAGAAGTATGAACAGCTGAATAATTAAGCCCCCGAATCCTGTGAAAAACACAGCTTCCCAGTCTTTCTTGTTATTAGTAGGAGAGACTCCCAGGACTACAATTGCCATGAGGACAATCGGGAACATCACGGTCATTTCTAGCACGATTGCACAAAATGCTGAGATGATTAGTGCAATGATCAGACAGATCAGGTTTTTTGTTCTTTCAAAATACTTTTTCATGATACTGAATTTTAAGTTGTTAATTATGTATTGTTCCGTTAATTTTTACTCCGGATTCCGATACTTCGAATGTCTTTGTTCCCATCTTCACAAATAACCCTGCCTGAGAAAAGTGGAAGTATTTGTTTGTAGCCCAAACTGAAGCTATCCCATCAGTACCCATCTCTGTCTGTGCTATTACTCGCCTTACGGTTATGCTGAATGATCCTCCGGAGTAATAACTCCAAGCCGAATATGCACTACAGCTATCCTGTATTGCAGGCATTCCTGGAATCCAGTCTGTCCAGCTGAAGTGTTCATGATATGCTGCCAATCTATAGGAGCCGGATGTAAGCCCTTTAACTGTTTTAGCAATCACTTTCGATGTCTCCATCTCACTGCAGGATCCTATCACGTCTACATAGTTCCATGCCCCTCCTGAGTACTTCTCAAGTACCACATAAACATAAGCGGTTGCCTGTGCATATGTTCCGTTTTGTCTCCCTGCAGATATTGAAATATATCCTATCTCAATTTCAAGGTTCCCCTCAAGACTAACATCAAACTGGGATGATACTTGTGCATAAGAGATTGGTCCAAAATTGGGAGTACTCCAGTTAGATGACTTCACTGTTGTATCTGCATATGCATTATGATAGGCAGTTGCTGATCCTGATTCTATCACTGACATGGTAGAAATAGGTTCAGGTTTGATAAGCACTTTTAATGCGTTAAGACTGTCATATATAGCTATCTGCTGTTTGTCTCCGGCATTTATCTCTACACGTCGGCCGGTTATGGCAGTTTTCAGCTGCTCTGCGATTAGATTACGCACATAAGTTGATTCAGCAAACAGCAATTCAGTCGCTACAAACTTGAATTGTCCGTCTGCGATTTCCCAATACTGTGAGTCAATAGGAGCCTTCCCGGAGAATGACCCGGCTGTTTTCAGAGCTGCATAATATTTCCCATTTGCGGTGTACTTGACCATGTCAATTCTCCTGCTGTTTCCGACATATGTTACAACAGGATCATATTCTCCCATGAACACCAGTGATGGCCCGGCCACTCCGGGAGTTCCATCTGTCCCGGGCTGTCCCTCTTTTGAAATAGTATAAGAAAGGACCTGAATGAAGTCAATTTGATTATTGTTTTCATCCCGGACTGATACAGTGAACTCAATCCTGGCAGTTACAGCAACCATGTTGCTGCTGTTGTAGTAACGCCTTGTGTAAGTTGATATTGTAGCAACTGTTCCTACATTAATATTGTAACCGGTTGCACTCACATTGAATGTCATTGCTCCTGTACCGTAAGGAATTGGTGTAATTCCTTTCCATACCCTGATATCTGTTCCGGATCCTGAATAATCTGTAATTACCCCATCTTTATTTGCAGGGAAAGCATGTGCAGGATTTGACAGTACAACTGTATAAGCATCTTTCCCGTCTGAGCCGGGTTTGATCCCGTACATTGTAATAGTATCAAACGCTATGATTGAAGCTGTTGGACTCCCTATCCGCACATATACCCGAATAACTTCTGGGGAACTGAATGTTAAAGGTGGAAGATACTGCAGCACTCCGGATGTTGAGTTCTGGATTGTAACTCCGTTTTCCATCCATTCAAAATACAGCATCCCGGCCGGGATATTAAATAGAGTTGTATAGATCCATGCAAAAGCGTATGGATCGGTTATGTTCCCATTTTCATCATACTCAAACACCTGATTATTTGTTGAGAGTCTTACTGCAGGACCTCCGGAGCTAGGAAGAGTCACCCATTCCTTGCTGTTTCTTGCATACGACTGTCCATCCGAAGGAGCATCCCCAAAGTGAACATTATCATTTTGAGTATGGTCATAAGCTACTTTTCCACGATCTCCCCGGTATGCAGTTTGTGATGTTTCTCCCAACTGTACCCCTGTTCCGGATCCTGATCCACCAATAGGCGCACCTCCGTAGAGCAGAGAGCCGCCATCTTCTGATAACTTATTAATAACAGATAAGTTATCATGAACGTGTGCCATTATCCCGATAGCTGAAGCAAGTAATTTGTTGTAAAGATAATTCCAGATAGCTCCCCATGACAGCTTGAACCATTTTTGAAGGAAAGGCGTTTGAACAGGGAACAACAAATTATCATCCGGGGAAACTGTTTCAAAGTCAACCAGTCGGGGAGCTAAAAAAAAAAGGCCGTCTGCCGGTGTGTCTATTTCAAGATTTTCGGGCAATGGTTCCATTGTCCGGGTTAAATTCAAGAGACCGGTATCGTTTGCCATTCGATAAGTCAATATTATTGACTTCATATCCTCCTGGGATGTATCATCAACTGATGATTCAAAGACTGTTATCCTCTTAAGTGTGCCATTTGAGAGTTTGTATCGAAAGTGAGAATTCAGCAGATCAAACAACCAGGCAGCTTCATTCTTTGCCAACCATCCGCTGTTTTTCTCAAATTTCCGGATTGATTTCCCCGGTACCTGGCAGCTCACATCATCGTATACACCTTCTACATGTTCAATCTCCGGGGAGAATCGTGATTCTCCTGTGAGGTTCGCAGTGTCGATACCGCCCAGGCTATTGATGAAGATGAAATATTCATCATTGCTTTCCTCTTGTCTGTACACAAAACGCTGTATGTATGTCAACCGATTTCCTGATGTGTCTTCTGCATATACATCATAATACCCGTATTTCTCACCCTCGACCAGAGTCATCACATGAGCAAACTGCATGTTATAAGTATAACAGGCACCTGCAGGTATATTATGCAAAGTGTGTATGACAGTAGAGCCATCTTTCAGATGAAATCTCACCTTTATCACTGCATTGATAACAGCGTAATATGTAAGCCATTCGGGTTGATTATATGTTACCTTTTTCGTTTGAGGTTGCCAGGTCAACCAGTTTGCTGACAGGAATAGTCCGGGAGTCTCGGAGGGGTTTTCCACTCCTGCTTTGAGGGCTGAGAACTCCACGATCTGACCTCCAATATCAGCCTTGAATAGCTTACATATTCCTGTTTGAAGAAAGATATCTCCTGAAGGCAATTGAGTTGACAGATTTGCATTGATCACCTCTTTCACATCAATAATGATTCTTCCTTCCGGATTGGGATGGTAAGATTCATCAATAAGAACAGACTCCCCCTGAGACAGAATGAATCTGGTCTCAGAGGAAGCTGCTATTTCAAATCTTCTCAGATTTGAAGAGAGAGAGAGAGGTTCTGGATGTGTAATTAATGTCGCCATAGTCCAAAATTATATGGCAGGCGACCTGATTCAAAGGACACTTTTTCAGATTAGAACCGCCTTAAATCCGGATATGAGTGTTTTTTCGAACACGAATGGATTCGGATTATACAATTTGTATGCTGTAATCTTGATTGTGTTCTGTTGACTATAATAAGTCTCTCCGGAGAGATACTGTTCTGCGGTCGGGGGTGGGAGGTATTCGAAGCTATTTTTTGATGGAGACTCAACTCCCACATAGTCCCATGTATAACTTTCCCATTCCTGAGTGTCGAATTCTGCAAGCAGATCTCCCAGGTTACTTTCATATTGCCATGTGTAGAGCTGAGAGAGGAATGATACTTCAATGTCCTCCATTTCCGGAGTAAGTTTTTTCAGCAGCACAAACTTACTCAGTGTGTTTGTCAACCTCTCGCCAACATTGAATGAAAGTTCCTGCAGAAGTACCGGCTGGCCACGAAGGATCTTCGGTTTGTGCATCTGAAGGGATAGAAGATCTTCAACGGAATAATCTATTTTCCCTTCAACTGATATCCCGGAATTCATGATGAGTTCATTCCATGTCTGGAAAAACAACTTATAGGTTGATTGTGGAGTGAGATCCTCTGTGAAACAAACATTCCCCATGTTGTTATATCGCTGTGTTGTACCGATATAGTATTTTGCATCAATGTTTGCGTCATAGTCTGAGAGACCGGCTGCCAGGGATATCATTATTTTCAGATCAGAGCTATCCTGTTTTTCCTTGTAAGAAGTATTAAGGTGCCTGGTCTGTCCAATGAACGGGCAAATGATTATCACCTCTTTCGATCCGTTTACTCCAAGCTTTAACTCAGTCATAGGAGGTATAATGTCTGTTGATGCATATTCCTTTGCTGTCAGCCGATTGGTGAAATGCCTGAAAAAGTTTGTACCCAGTTTGTTAATTTTCACCTCAGATGTCCCGGGTTTGCGCAAAACTTCAAAGTACTCACCGGTTGATTGCCTTAATATCAGGTTATATTTCCAGGCATTATTCCGGAACTCTGCTTCATTCAATGAAGCTATATGTTTATACTTATTCGCCAGGTCGAATATTGTTTCCATTGCCGGTGCAGCACCCTCCAGTGATGTATCACATTGCAGGTCCACTTCCTGAGGATCTGAAAAGGAGTATGTCTCATTGCCATCAATTTTTGATGTAAGGTCCTTATCAGGAGCAGATGATAATGCATCATTGAGAGGTATTATATCAACTATTTTACTTTCAGGAGATATGAAGCAATAACACAGGAATTTTGACTCTAAATACTTAATAAAATCTGCAACTGAACATGAAGGCACCAGGTCACCATAATTGATTACTCCCTTGCATATACTGTCTGCAGTATTGTTGATAAGCACAATTTTCGAAAGAAAATCATCTTCCCGGAAAGGATTATTTCGGACTGTGTAACCATATTCTGAAAAGAGGATATCCACGACTCTATGAAACCACAGGAATGGAGATATTCCATATCCATCAGGCACATTGACAGCCTGATCTTCATAATATATTCTTCGTGCTTTCCATTTCAATGGCCATGGTTCCTGAGTTGACTTTGTGTCCGGCCCATTTAGTAGAGAATATTTCCCTCCGGAGAGGTTACAAGCAACGGGAAACATTGTGAAATCATCACTTACCTGACCGGTCATGCATGAAAACAGATGGTTGTACAGATCTTCGATTGATTCAAATTCATTCCGAATTATTTTTGAAAACACATCAGAGAGTTTCACATCCTTTATGGCCGAATAAAAGTCACTTTCATTCAGCATTATTGCACAGACTGAACCGGTATGTTTCTGTACTCTCTCCACTACCAGAGTTCCTGATTTATTCATTACAGAGCTCTCTATTGTAGCAGACAACTTTCTTTTCATCTGTCGTGAATGTCCCGGGCGTGAAGCATATCCCAGCACTTTGTTATTTGTATCAGTATCCGGGAGAGTCACCGGTATGCTTTGAGTGCCCTCATTAGAAAAGAAAGGAGATTTCTGATCAATAGAGAATGAGAAGTCTGCAGGGAGAATCATTTCTCCCGATTCTGTTTTCAGTCTCATAGGCTACCCTCCTGTTTCATCTTTGTTACCAGCTCATTTGAATTATTGATGTCTGAAAGAAGTACATATCCCCGGAATGGTTTGTCTTTCAGAGATCGCATCTCAGATATGAGAACTTTCATTACCTCTATCATTTCAGTATTATCCACGCCACCGGTTGGTGTGGTGTATCCTCCAGATGCAAACTGTTTTGGAGGACTCTGCATTGAGTATTTCTGAACTCGTTGTCTTTCCAACGAAGCGAATACAAGGGGATTTGATCTGACCATTGCGGCCGGTGCCACCCACTCATTTGCGTGTACAATACCAACAGCCCTCCTATCTGAGTTATCCCGGAGTGTGAATCCACCCTCAGAATAACCATTGACTGACATTGAGGATCCAGAATCAGATGAAGTTATGCTCTGATTCTTAATTGCATTCCTCTGGGCAACAATTGTTGCAACCTGAAACGCAGTTGTTGCTGAAATGAAGGCAATTGCCGGGGCTGCAAACGCTCCTAACTGACCCATTGCAGTTGCAATTGCTACAGCTCCTGCTGAGATCGCCTGAGCTATCTTCATACCCATGTCCAGATCTGCATACTTCTGTTGCAGTTCTAGCTTTTTCTTTTCGTACTTATTTTCAATTTCTGCCCTGGCATCAGCATTATCACCGTATAGGGCTAGCTCACGTTCCTTTTGTCTTTCCAGTCTTGAATATTCTATATCCTGAAGTGCATTAACAAAGTCTGCTGCAGCTTGAACAAGGCCATTAATCTGTTGTGTTACTTGTTGAGCTTTTTCAATTTTTAATTTTTTGACTTGATCTTCATACTGCTCTTCAGTGATGTATTTTTCATCTAACAGTTTTTTAAGTTCCTTTAATTCTCTCTCTTTCCTTATTTTCCAATTACTTCTACTATAATCATCTTCAATAGCTTTACTCTTTTCAAGATACTTCAACCCTAGTTGATATTGTTTTTCGTAAGGCTCTTCAAAATCATCCGGCTCTTTCTTTTTGCTGTTATAATCATCCCAATACTTCTTAATATCCGCAATTTCCTTTACTTTTTTCATTGCATTTTCAGCCGACTTCATCAGTCCATCATACAATGAATTCTCAATTGCAGAATTATCCTTATTGTATTTAATGTATAGAGCATTACGCTGTTGAAGGAATTGTAAGGTGTTGTCCAGCGATCTTGCTTCAAACTCTTCCTGACTCATCGAACTCTCCATGTACTGTTTTTTCAACAATACATCCTTCTGTCGCTCTTTAATTTCAATAGCTTCCAATTCTTTCTTGAACTGCTCATCAAGTATTTTCTGTTTTTTTTCAGCCTGTTCCTTCAGTAATCGTTGTTGTTCTTCAGCAGCTGCAATCGCATCTGCTTTTTCTTTTGCAATTCGAGCATTTTTCTGAGCCTCTGTTTCTCCGGATTGTGTTGTTTTTGCCTTAGGAGTAATGAATTCAAATTTCTTCTCAGTTGCAGATATATCAGAAAGCATCTTGTTATACTCATTAGCAAATTGTCTGAATGGGCGTATCTGGAAATATGAATTCACACTCCTGAAAAGCTCATTAACAACATCGTTCCATTGTCTCCCCTGAGCTATAGAATTAGTGAAATTGGTCGCATATATACGTGCTGCAGCCTCGCCTATGTTTGCCTCTTTCTGCAGCGTTCTAACCATCTCTTCATAGTAATCTGCTTGTTTTTCAAGTGATTCAGATGTTAATTTTGAAATGGTAGCTTCTTTAATTTTCAACCCTATTGTTTGCTCAATAGCAGTATTTATCTCTTTTCTAGCCCTTTCAATGTCTGTCAAATTACCTTTCTCATCAATCAAAAACGAAATATAAGGACCATACAACTCAACAAGTTTTGAAAGAGCTGTTTTATAATCTTCTGACCCTACAACTGACCTTTCAAGTATTGCCAACAGGCCTTCAGCTTCTCTCTTAGATTTTTGGGTTTCTGCATAATACTCTTTTGTTGCTTTTGTAAGCTCTGATTGATAGGTGATTAACTTATATAATCCATAACCGAGTGCTACAACTGCAGTAACTACAGCCCCAATTGTTGATGATGATAATGTAGCATTGAATACCCTTACAGCTGCTGCAGCTCTCCCGGCGTTTCCCTGAACAGTTGCAAGAGACCATGCAATACCCATATTAACGAGCCTGGTTGCTGCTCCTATCGTATTACCGATTGCCAGAACAATATTCCAACTCTTATACGCCAACATTGCTGCTGCAAAAACAATTGCAGCATAAACAAACTCTTTGTTTATGCTCATGATCATTTTTAAGAATAGAGTTGAAGCATTTGTGGTTTTGAGGAATGCAGGTGATAGCTTTTCACCCAGTTCGATTACCTGATCTTTGAATTTCTTCTTTGCCTTATCGAGCAGAGCCTGCATGTTCTCATTCTTCGTGTTGTACTCTTTTGTGAGTGAGGTTGCAAGAGCAAATTCCTTGTTTGAGAGACTTTGAGCCTCGGTAACCAGATTTACATTTGTTGCCAGTGAAGATAGAACAGCCACTGCTCTTGCGCCATCAAGGCCCATATCTTCAAAAATAGGTACCAATTGAGCAAATCCCCCCTTATTATTCAATGATGTAAGAACAGTCAATAAGGCCTGATTAACATCAGTTCTGAGTAGTTGTGCAAACTTTCCAACTTCCATGTTTGCCATATCTGCAAAAGTTGCAGTATCTGAGAACATATTCATCAAGAACTTTTGAAAAGCTGTTGCACTCATTTCTACTTTTTGTCCTGTTTGATCGAGTGCAGAAGCAAAACCGAGCACGTTTTGAATAGACAATCCGGATTGAAAAGCAACACCTGCAATCCTCTGTGTGAAGTCTACCAGATACTCCTCATTTGCTGTTGATGCCTGGCCAATTGCATTGATTGCTGAACCTATTGATAGGAAAGACTTTTCTATTCCCATTGCCTCAGTTAATTTGAATACTTCTGCCAGTTTTCCGATGTTTCTTATTGCACCCTCCCCAAGGTCTTCACTAAGTGCCACATTAATCTGATTTGCAGCACGAACAAATTCCAAAACATCTTCCTTGCTACTGATACCAAGTTTCCCGGCATCTCTGGCCAACCCGTTCAATTCCTCGCGAGTTGTGCGTGTATTAAGTTTCTTGAACTCATCATTCAACCACACAACCTCTTGACGAAGCAAGCCGGTTGTCTTCATCACATCAGAGTAGATGTCATCCATTTTCGCAGCTTCCTGAGATGCTCCCCGGAGTGCGAATGAAATACCGGTAACAGAAGCTATCGCTGCAGTTGCAATTCCAAAATACTTATTGAATGTATTGCCGGCACGTGAGAGCCAGGAGTGTGTCTCTCTGACCCGGCCATTCAACTGATCCAGTCTGTTTCTTACCAGATCCAGCTGCTTTGATTTCTGAATGAACTCCTGTGTTCCGGGCGTGAGTTGTCTGATTTCGTTTTTCAGGAGTTTTGCTGTTTTCTCCAGATCCTTGATTGATGAAGTATTCAGGTTTCTGAGAACTGCGTTGTATTCGTAAGTTCTTTGCCTGATTTGCTTCTGAGTAGCCTCTATCGATTTGAGTTCACGATCCAATTCTTTAACCTTTCGATCATCCCCCATTTTGCCGGCTTCATTCAATGCTTCACGTACTAGTTTAGCCTTCAACTTTAGACTATCCAGTATGTTTTCGGCAGCTTTTGCGTTAAGCGTTACCTGTGCTTCGTAGCGTTGATTGTTGTTTCTAGCCATACTAATTTTTGTAAGATGATTTATACCAGGCTTGATCATTTTTATCGATCACTAATGAGCCTCTCTGTTCTATCAGAGAAATAGCCTCCAGAGCTTTTTCTCCATACTTTTCAGCCATGATGTAACCCAATTTTTTTACTTCAATGAAAAATTGTCGTGAATACCAAGGTTTTGGCGTTCGGTTAGATTGTCTTACCTGGTCATAAGTAACTCCTTTTCCTACTCCCATGTCCGGGAATATTCCATAATAAAGAAAGGTGAATGCAACCTTGTCAGCATTACCAGCAGCATCAGTGTAGACCTGAGATGTGAATGATCTCATTAGCTCACTTGTTTCAATTATATTCAAACGTGATATCTTCGATATCCACCTCTGAATGACTATATCAGCCCACTGCTGCAGTATCTCGACTGTTGACACATCGCTCATAATGAAAGATCTATATCTACATTGAATGTTAACAGTATTTCATATCCGTATGAATCAACTGCAGAGCGCTTGTTATACGGGATCCTGCTATAGTCAAGGCCTTCCAGTGTTCCATTATCTGCATCACGGATTAAGATCTTCAGGAGCTTTTTCAACAGCTCGAATGCCTTTTTATATTGTTCCGTTACACTTTCCCCGGTGCTCTGAACCATCACCCAGAGAGGGATGGAATATGTATCAAGCGATCCCGGATCTATCACAATATTCCCGATCGATCGATCCTCAATTATCAGGCAAGGAAATGAAGAAGTTCTGATATTATCCAAAAGTGCTATCACTCCATCATAGCCCTCTGCAATCTGAACATGAGATGCTGGATCCGGACTCCGGAACTCTTCCATCTCCGGAAGTATAGATATCAAATAATCACTTGTTACCATGTTTTTTCGCTGTTATGTAGATGTTATTGAGGGAATGGAATACCGCATGAACTTCTGATGCAAGGATCTCTGCGTTTCTACCCGGCTCATTCTTATTGAGAACGGAAAGTATCTCATGCAGGATCTCTGCAGGTGTCTTATCAGATGATGGTTCATCACCATCTTTCAGCACTTCAGGATACTGATTCTTCAGATACTCTTTCACACCACACCACCATATTGTAATAGCTGTAATTTCTGCAGGATGTATTTTCTTAATCTTTTTCCCGGTCAGCTCCCGATACATATTGAACATCATTGTGATATCCTTTGTGCTCTGATAACGTGAGAAATAAGCATCTGCAAAGTAGAAAGCCTTGAATGTGACTCCATGAATCCTGGAGTTAATTGAGATTATAGGACATTCAGGCAACCCGACTGTCTCAATCATGAATGCCAGTTCTTCACATGCCTGGCGCACCATCCACACCGGCATCCAAAATCTTCCGGAGTTTTTTTTCTTGAATAGATATTCAGCTGAAGGTGTACCTTCATCAATGCCCGGTTTAATGAGCGGGATTATTCTCGTTATTCTACAGAAGAGATCGAACAGAAGCTCTTCTCTGGTCAAGTTCTTTTGCATCAATTTTCCGAAGATCAAAAGATGCTCCCTGGTTACTGACTCCCATTTTGTAGGATATTGAAGGTCTATTTTCATAGCATTGAAAAGATTGGTCCACTGTTATCTGAATTGTCAATAGTCTGAGATTCCGGAGAAGCTGTGAATGTTGGGAATGAAATAGGAAATCTCTTCATGTATTCCCTTGCACGAATTATGTGCATCCTCCCGGATATCAGATCTCCCATGCTGATTGCACAGATTGCAAACCGCACTAACCGGAGAACATGTTTTTCATCCAGAGTGATAATTTCTGAATCGCGGTATTTTTCTATCAATTCTTCGCAATATTCCCGGGATAGATAAGTAGACACCTCCCCCATTAGCGCAAGGTTCAAATTAGTGTACATTCGTTTGAACTCTGAATAACCTTTTGGGTATTGATCAGCTGTAGTCGGGGAGTACTGGGCGTATTCTTTGAATTCAGAATAAGTACTTATCAGCCCAGAACTGATTTTCTCAAATTGAATTGTATTTCTCCAGAGATCCTTGTACTTCTCAGAACGCATCAGATATTTTATCAGCTGGTCTGTCGCAGTCTCTGACCGAGTTATCAATGATTTAATCAGAGCGTTCACACGTGCAGTTGAAGCAGGTGCCAAACCTTCTGTGCTGTGAACTGCAAATCCCGACTGTGTTAGCACCAGATCCATTTCCGGAACTGCATTGAGGAAACCATTGATTGCAATAATTCGCTGACACATTTTCAAGAGTCCCTTATCTTCCTCGTCTTTTGATGATAGTTTTATCTCGAGGTTTTCACCTATTATATCTTCAACGAGCTCTGATTCTGCAGTGTTCAGCATATCATCAATAGATGTTATGTCACTTTTGATCGTTATAGCAGGGAGGAACTGTTTTGCCTCCAGAAAATTCTCAATTATCATATTATGCAGTGTTATTGTTTGATTCTTCTTTTCCGGATTTCGCCTTATCGAGAGTTGTGAAGATGTACTCAGGCACAACGATGGTAACATCCTTATCCCAGTTGTTAATCTGTCTGATTATCTTTACGATCCTCAGTGAGCGATCTATGAATGGTTTCATTAGAGCTTGCTTCATCAGGAAAAGTTCCCTCTTATCTGTTCCGGAAAGAGAACCTCCAGTTTTCCCCGGGGCTGCTCCGATCAGGCTGGGGTGTATACCCATTGCATAGCACATTATATTTGCAGCTGTTTCAATATCAGTGATGTACTCTCCGCCCTCCATTTTGTTGTTGACAGGTATTATTTCAATCCACTTGTGTTCAATTGCAGAAGATCCTGCCATCACATAAGTTTTGAGAGCTAAGATTGATTTGTTCATGTTATCCGAACCTGTAAGGAACTCATTGAATTTCTCTTTTTCCTTAGCTACTCTGTCTTTCACCGCTTTCAGATTTGTGCGATCTATGCCCTCTTTCGTGAATATATCTTCGAAATATTTCTCAGAGATGTAGATAATGAACTTCACTCCCAGGTTGTTCTTCATGATAGCCTTCTTAAGCTCCGGTATAGCGATTGAATGATCATACCATCCTGATTGAAATATTGAGTACCATTCAGGAAGAGAGTAATAAGGTCGTCCGGGAGATGGCATATAGATAGGATATATCATCCTTTGCTTCTTTGCTGCCATCAGGATCCTGATATCTGCAACTGCATTCAGTTCATCAATAGCTGCTGACTCAACTATGTCCTCTTCACCTGGAGATTTTCCCCAGATTCCACAATAGTAATGCTTCAGGATCTTTCCCTTATTGTTCATTGTAGACCATCTGGAGAAAGCTGCTTCTTTGTGCCGGATTGTTGCAATAGAGTTTTTTGTAGCTGAAGGAATAAGTTCTGCAAATGCGTTATGGAAATATACCATATCGGTTATCTGCTCCATATAGAATAATGGAAAGTCGTTTGATTCAAAGAACTCATATTCAGGACCATCTTCAACCTCTACGAAGTCAACAATTTTCTTATTCTTATCACGTATCGCCTTAACGATCTTAGGTCCCAAACCATAGCACACATCCCTGTTGAATCTGAGGTTTGCTGAAATAATATCAGATTTCTTCACCTTCTGCAATATCTCTGCAGGCAAATTGTTGTTTTCACCCCAAGGTGCTATTTTTTTTGGCCCAACCTCTACAGGTTTCATGTCTTCTTCATCGAAGATCTTTGAACTGTCGACCGCCAGAACAGTCTGGATTTCCTTGAATAGGGTTACTCCTTCAATAATTTCAATCATAATATTACTTCCTCACCGTTGAATTCTGTTATTGTAATCCGTTTAATTTTCCTGATCTGACCGGAGTCCAGAATCATGATATTCATTGTATCTCCGGAGCTGTGAAATGAAGTGCATCTTGCCTTTCTGACATAGATCTTTTCTCCGGATTCTGCGACCCATCCGATTGAGAATACCGGTACCACGTCGACCAGTTCATGTATTTTGCTTGAGTGTATCATGAAACGAAAATACAACCCAACAAACGCCAACTAAAGGACATAAAAAGAGCCCCCGGGGAGAGGGCTCAATCAGATAGTTATTATTGTAACAACCCATCATCAGCAAAGCTGAAGTAAGCATCTCCTGCAATTATCAGGTGATCCAACAGCGAAATATCGAATAATGCTGCAGCATTTTTAAGGATCTTCGTCTGTGTCTTATCGTTTTCTCCGGGCGATGGATTTCCTGAAGGGTGATTATGTACCAGAATGATTGCACTTGCAAGCAGTTCAAGAGCTCTCTTGACAACGATTTTCACGTCAACAACCGTTGCGGAAACTCCCCCGATAGAGAGTCTCTCTTTCTTAATCACCTTATTAGCCCGGTTAAGATACAGGATCCAGCACTCTTCGTGAGGAAGATGCTTAAGATCTGATGTAACCAATTTCGCTGCATCGAATGATGACTTGATAGGTTGCAGCATTGTTGCCGGTGTTGATACATATCTGTAAGCTATCTCCCCGAGTACAACAATTTTAGTTGCGGTTGCCGGCCGGAATCCTGATCTTATCAATTCTTCACGATTTTTATTGAAGATTGATTTGAAATCACAGTTCTCCATGTTGATTCCCAACATTTGAAGCAGCTCTGAGTCTCTCAATGATTTTACTCCGGATTGTGTGTAGATTGTCTGAATTTCTTTAAGTGTGTTCATGATTGAAAAAATTTAAGTGAATTACCGGCCAGACTCCGGAGCTCGGTTCTATGTCAAGGATTTGAAAAACTATGCATGTCCTTGAAATAGAATTATGAGAGCGTATTAACTTTGCCGGTCTTTCACCAATTTTTTCATGAGTACGACTATTCAGACATTCGGTTATTGAGTATCATTGTCAAGAGATAAGGAAAATGATCAACTCTCCCGACTATTCAGCTTTCATGTACGACTATAATAAAACCCCGTTTCCGGGGTTGTTATGTTTCCTACCAATAGCATCTTGTTTCTCCATCATCTTCCATGCAAGAGAGTCCGTTTATATTCGCAAAGCATCTTGCATATTGAGGAGTCACCTCCTTTGATGAGAGTATTGTACCATTCGATGTCATTGTGTAGATGATTGCGTCATTGATTGAAAGTTCGATTTTGAAGATGATAGTTTTCATGATACTTATTGTTTTGAATTATACGGACTACAAAAAGATAGAGAATAGTGAAACCAGTTTTTTGGAAGAATACTACCTGCAAGCGTGGAGATTGTTAGAAAACTTTGCACGAACTTGTTGTAACGTGATGAACGAAAATACTTTTGTCCACGTAATCGAAACAGGGAATAAGAGAATGATAACTATTCAAAATGTTTCAATACAATTATCTCTGACATCAATAACTCTCAATCCGGAGAATCTTCAATATGTATTGCGATAACGACTATTGCGATGATTGACATGCTATTTCAACATAACCGATCGGGATTTATAGGAGAACAATTTTTCGCTCTTTGCTTCTTTCCTGGCGAGTCAGAAAGAAGCCCCTTCGGGAGAACATAATTGTTTTATTTTGGAATGAGTAAGAATTTCAAAACGAAACAGAAGACCCTCCTCAAAAATTTACGCAGTAATTTTTGACGGATACAGCCCAAGCGCCGCCCTGCCGCAAAATGCAATTGCATCTCTTCATTTTTCCCGTAATATGCCTTGAGGTCGCCGTTCCCATGCAGTGCAATAATAAAAAAACGGAGGCTGCTTACCTCCGTTACCTACCATATAATCATTGTGTTATCACAATGTTGAACCTATACCTATACCTGTTGAGCTGTAAGGAAACAGTACATTCCCGAGCAGCAGCGTATCAAATGCATCCGATCCGTCTGTTCTATACTCAAGAGGATCATCCTCGCTTTCAACCAGTTTCTCTCCTGCCTTGCACTTCTGGAATCCTCGGGATCCTATAGTAACTTCGGCGAGAGAGATTGATAAGATAAGAGCTTCATTGTTCTCCTTGTTGAGTACCGGGAATAAATGTTTCGCACCTTTGAAGCAATCATCCATAATAAGATACTTCTCATAGTGCTTCATCGGGTTACCCATGTGCATCCGGGTAACTTTCCATCCATTCTTGTAGAGCTGATCACACGCAACAGCTGCAAAGTCATCATTACTAACTGCATAGTTAGACCCTAAGGCAGTGTTATCATAGTAATAGATGAACTCTTTGGTCTGGTGATATCGGTAATAGTGGCAGAAATCATCAACTAACTCACGCAACTTCCTGTTGTACTTCACATAGAATGATTTCAATACCTTAAGTTTCAATCCGTCTCTCTGCCCTACTACTAACCAGTTAATGTTAGCGTTATAATCGAACGCCCCGGCTATAGGTGCCTTCATGTCCACATCTGAATCCAGTCTGCAGCCATAGTCTCTCTCCTCAAATATATACAGATCATCAATGAGAGGCTTATTATTATTCGAGATATAGGTGTGTATCTTCTCATTGAAGTTAGGATAGAACCCATCCTTCAACCGTTCAATTCTCTTACTCATTATCGATGTCTGAAACACAAGAGGTGGAAGATCACGCTTCATCTGCTTCAGATAAGAGAGACCTACAATGTCTACATTCTCAAATGTTGAACACTCTGAATAGTATACTGCAATTGAACGGAGCTGTGCAATCAGCTTTTCAGTCTCCCGGATCATTCTCTTTTTGTACTCTGAATCAGGCAAAGACTGCAACCTGTGCCATTCACCCATGAGATCCTTGATTGCCTGAATCACCTCCGGATCCATCTTCTCACGATAATTGAGGAGCCATTTTCCTGACTTTGTGACCGGCATATCTGAAACAAATACATAACCATGATGCCATGGGCAATGTCCAAAATATCTCCGTGTTCCTCCATTGGCCGGGAATGTCTCCTCCTTCAGCTTATCAAAGTTCAAACCCTTTGCCTCATCACCTATCACATAGTCCAGTGTCATGGAGTTTGATGATAGTTTCACATCCTGGGAGATTATAACCTGAATTGAACCATTGTACCAGGCTATCACATCATCATAATTATTAGGCTCTACAATTGGTTTTTTGAAGCCCAGTTTCTTAGGAGGTCGCTTACCTATAACGAAATGAATGTCTCTTTTAAAGCCAAGATCTGACAGCCCCAGGAGCATGGCCGGGAGTGTTCTGGTGTGAGCTTGTTTGAAAGTGGCAGAAACGAATCCACCTGTACTCCCTGGCATCATCTGAACATTCCGCACTGTTCTTTGGGAGACTATCCCATGTGACTTGCCGGTACGCCGCCCCCAGATATCTACCTCGGTGTTCGCACCAATGAGTAAAGCCTCCTGTTGAGCCTTATTCAGGTATATCTGCTTCTGCTTCATCGTATGAGGTTACATCAAGTTCTATATCTTCAGCATATTTATGATAGAGTTTCATCGCCTTTTCTCTCATCCCCGGAATAACTTTCACACCGGCGACTGTTGGATCAATTGTGAAAGATAGATCCTTAGGAACGATATCATCAAATGGCATCTTATCTCCGTCATCTTCATTTGTCCGGTTGTTATAGGCTATTGCTTCAGCGATTTTTGTCAGGGCTTTCGCTTTCTTTTCGTTCCCGGCCATGGCTGCCTTGTGCGCTTCATCAAGGATATGATTCGCTTTGTACCGGTAGAATTCTTTCGCAGCTGTCGGTACATTTCCAAGCACTAACTTAATGAGAGAGATGTCGCTATAGGCTGCAAATTTTGAGATATTGAAGTTAACCATCAGATAGTCCCGGATCTCACTGTCAGTTAAGGTAGGTTTGCTAAGCCAGAAGGTGTATACATCACGTAATCGCTCCAGCATTTCGCGATCTTTTGGTGACAGCTCCACTGAACTGTCAAACATTGCCCTGACCATCAGGTCCATTGTGTCATTTCTAGCCATTATTCCGATTCTTTTTGATCCCGCAACCACTGCAGCATCTGTTTCTCTGCAGAAGGACTTCCTTTTTCAGCCCATTCTTTCACCTGTTTTCTCATAGTCACTTCGGTCTCCATCCTCCCTAACCAATAAGCATTATTGAGCTCTGAATGGCCAAAGTTCACCTCTCTCCGGAGTTCCTCCAGGTCGATCATCGTGAGTATCGCTATTTCTTCAAGGGTGAAGAAAAGAGAGGCGTATTCACGGACCTGTTCTAATTGAGTTTGAGTTACCATATATACGTTCCAGATCTTGTTTTATTGTTTGAATCTCATCAGTTCTATTCGTTACATATGCAGATTCAACCCGGTAATTCATTGTTGCATTGGCTGAAAGTATTGCAACTGCCTGAAATGTGGAATTCTCTACCAGTATCATTTTTGCATGCGTATTATCCAGGTAAATCTTATCTACCACACTCTCCATCATCAATATTTTCTCCCGATGTCGTATCATCACAGCATAATCCAGTACTACAGTTATCCGTTCAACCTTTCCTGACTGTTTCAATCTGCATAGCCTCTTGATCCAGCCTTCTGCTATCGCGAATGAGCATATAACAATAGAGCAAGGTTGCCCTGTATGTTGAAGCATCCCTTCCAGTATTGACCACGAATCTACCCTTCTCAGCATAACACAAGGGATCTTAATTAGCTCCATACAAACAAAAATACCCGACAAACGCCGGGTATTAAAGGACTGTAAGGATAAGGTTAAAAACCTTTCTCTTTCAGTTTCTGCAAAATTTCAGGCTTGAACGACTCACCTGCAGTAACTACGATATTGATCTTCTCTTTCATCAATTCTCTCTGAGCAGGTGCGAGTTCATCTTTTTTCAGCATCTTAGAGATGTAGGCACGTGCAGAGTTGATCTTTGAGGAACCGGCTGGTTCTTCAGGGAATTGCCCGGTATCAATTATCTTCCATCCCGATTTGATTTTCGCGTCAACAAGAATAATCTTTTCCCGGAACTCCACTCTACCTGCATCTGAGTTTGCCAGTTTCATTTTTTCATGCAGGATCCTGAGTTCTTTGTAACCGTCGACAATCTGATCATATACTGCCTTCATCTCTTCAGGCAGATCTTCTCTGTTCACTTTTCGTTCGTCAAGTATGACAACACGTTGTTGAGAAGGAGCCTGATAGGTACTGACTTTTGGAAGTGCATGAGGATTAGGTTTCAGAACTGCATTTGTAGAAGCCATTTTCTGAAGCTCATATTTGAGCATCTCCATCTGTCTCTTTCGGCCGATGTAGTGTATTAGTGACAGATTTCTTGAATACGTACTAAGCAGTTGAAAACCCTGATCGAAATCAGGGTTCTCAGTGCTTAGCCAGTTTTTAATTTCGTCCATACTTATGGTGCTGGGGTGAATACGTCAGTCTCGCAGTCGAGCTCTCCATCGGCCAGGAGTAAAGCTCCAATATAACGAGGTAGAGGAGTAACATCAGGACATTCGATGTTGATAGTTAATCCTTTTGCAGAACCTGCAGCATCACCTGAGTCTCCGGAGATCGGAGATGTCACCCTGTAATGCTTGTGCCCGATCAGGTGATATCTCTTATTTGGAGTAGGGATTACATACACATAATCTCCGTTTGCTGCATCCTTTGCATATGCACGTGCTTCGTCTGTCAGGTCAGGGAAAAACAGAGTAGCTTTGTTTGTGTACATGCGTGTATCAGTCTCACCAATTGGCTCAAAGAACACTTTCCCTTTGCCCTGGGTTGAGTAGATCTTCTCCCACTTTTTCCCGGCTACCAGTACGAAATCACCGGTGTAGTTTGCATATTGAGGCACTGTTGTACCTTCAACAGGTGTGTCAACTATTGTAGGGAAAGCGGAGATATGATCCTTGCGGATCCGGTAAGCGATAGGGCTAATCCCTGAGGGATTAACGCTACCATTTTTGAAATCAAGATTTCCGATATCCATTATGCACCTCCTTCAGGCTCAGCCGGAGCCGGTAAAGTGAAACTAGCTGCTAACAGCCTTTTCTGATTCAGAGATTCAAACTGAACTCCAAAATAAGCAGTCATGAAAAACTGTACAACCTTTGGGTTGTCACACTCACGGATTTTCACCTGCTCCTTGTCTGACTCCTGGTCACAACCAACAAGCATGTTGTTTTTGGTTGTGAAGAAAATGTGAGTTGAGTCCTCCATTCCTTCCAGATCAACCAGTTCGCAGCGTTTGTTTGTACCATGCAGATAGATCTGCTCATACTGAGTGTTGTAAGCTACCGGGCCAAAGTTTGCCAGGAACCACTCATCATACATCTCTTTGATGTAGACAGGGATAAACATCTTTGCCTTTGATTTCTTCAAAACAGGGTGAGCTGCTTTGTAGATCTCCTTCAGCTTATCACCTACGTTTGCTACTGTGATCTCTCCCAGTTCAACCAGGTTACCTTTCGCCAGGGCGACTTCACCTGCAACTTTTTCAGCTGCGCAGATTGTATCAAAACCGTCAAACAGGTCCATTGTCGCGTCACCTAATGCATTTCTCACGCCGGTAAACAGGGCTTTTGGAAGGTC